TGACGCAATCGATGCTGTAATTAATTCTATCGACTGGAAAATTGCTGGTTTCAACAGTCTTCCAGTCGTATTTGGAACCATAATGGCTCTGGTAGACATCTTTATGATGTCAAGCCTCAAGATGATTAACAAAGGAACTTTAAGCTCGGCCGTCGGAATTCCGTTTGCTGTTGGATTATATGCACTCGAGCCACTAATCTTTCTTAAGGCAATGAATTATGAGGGGATGGTTGTGACTAACTTGGTATGGAATTTGCTATCAAATGTAATCGTAACAATGCAAGGTGTTTTTATATTTGGCGAATCGATAAAGGGTCTTCGATGGATTGGTGTTTGCATGAGCATAGTGTCTCTCGCCCTTATGGCGTATAGCGGATAGTTAATGGAAAAATTAATAATTCACCAGCGTCTCGCCGGGGGGTTTGGATGTGCAAATGACATCCAAGCAAGCCAGCAAACCAGCGACTCAACCGTGACCGACGACTTTGCCGTCGAATACGGAGCCATGCTCGATAGTTCCTTCAGGTCGCGCCCCCAGGGGGAGTTCTCATCGAACTTGAACTCGCCACCCCATACCGCCGATAAAACCTCGCAGCGCGCATCTGCATTACCATCAACAGCCGCTCGTGCGATCTGCTGCGTGATAACAGTAGCCATATGATCATTGCTTTCATATCAAAAAAGTTTCCATTTTTATAAGTTAAACCGCTTCTTAAAATCTGCAACGCTGGCCTTAAATGATGGTTTATTCCACAAAATCCACTTTGCTAATGCACCAGGTGTGTCTGGTTTTTGCCAATGTTCTCCCATTCCCGAATGACGACTGAGATAACGTTGCTTACGCGTCTTGTCCTTGTGTTTTGTATAATCGGACATACCTCTTGCTCCAAAAGGAACTGTTTTTTCCTTACCATTATCTTTAACAAATATAGCATCCCATTTTTTTTCCTTTCTGTGGGAACGCCGAATAGTTTTAAGACGCATTTATCTCTTTAAACATAAAATGGAAAGCTGGTATTCAATGGTACGAAAATTTAAAGATGCATCTGATATGCCAAATGTAGTTCAAGAATTATGCCATTCAGTTTTTAGAGGCATTGCCACCTTAAAACTAAAAGAACCAAAAAAGTTTGCCCAAAGACTAGGGCGAGAGTACGAGCAGTTTTACGAGGAACTTAAATTTCCAGATGAACTAAAAGATGAGATACTTCGAGATGATGATTTTTTTAACTTAACACTAGAGCTTCAGAAAAAGTTTAAAAGATAATCAAAAACGAATCCGTCTAAAGACTATAGGCAGTAAACTAAGAATGGGGGATACTATTATCGGTGTTCAGTTTGGAATTGCAAACCCAGATGATATCCTATCCCGAAGTGTAGTTGAAGTCAAGACTGACAAAACCTACCAGGGCGACCAGCCTATTCCGGGAGGTGTATTTGATACACGTTTTGGAGTAACCGATCACGGAAAGGTATGTCCCACGTGTAAACAGACTAACCTTTTGTGTCCCGGACATTTTGGTCATATTCGTCTTTCTCGACCCGTATATCTATACCAATTTATTGAAGTAGTCATAAAGCTACTTGGAGTCGTATGTCTTGCGTGCTCTAATCCGTACCTTCTAGACGAGGAGCTAGAACGGATTGAAAAGATTTCAAAGGGAACGCATAGGTTTGATCTTGTTCGGGAATCGACTGCTTTCTATAAGACACACGCACTCAAGGAAACTTCTGCATGTGGACACTGCGGTTCGCAGCTCATTAAGAAGGTTGCAAAGCAGGAGGGTTCGGTAGCCGCCCTTCAGGCATTTACGTTTGCCGAAGAGAGTGAGCCCATGCGACTTCAGCCCGAACTTGTTCTTCGCTGTTTTCAGCGTATTTCAAACCGCCACGTAGAACTTCTTGGGTTTAATCCTAATTTTAGTCGTCCGGATTGGATGATATGCACAGTACTTGCTGTCCCTCCACTGACAGTGCGTCCGTCTGTAGTGATGGATGATAACCAACGTATGGAGGATGACCTCACTCATCAGCTAATCAACATTGTTCGCCAGAATCAGCGTCTTCGAGAGAAGATCGACAAGGGAGAGTCTGCCGACATCATTAACAAGTACACCGATCTACTCCAGTTTGATGTAGCAACGTATGTCGATAACGATATCAAAGGACTTCCACCAGCTGCACAACGATCTGGCCGGCCACTTAAGACTCTTAAGTCGCGTCTTGGTGCAAAGACTGGGCGTGTTCGCGGAAATCTAATGGGCAAGCGTGTTGATTTCTCTGCTCGTTCAGTTATTACACCAGATCCAAATATTGATGTTGATGAACTTGGTGTTCCAGAAGAGATTGCGATGAATCTAACTTTTCCGGAAATTGTTACGCCTTATAATCGTGATCGCCTTATGATGTGTATTCGCAATGGCCAGACGAAATATCCAGGTGCAAAGAATGTTGAACTAAAAGACGAGAATCGAACGATCCGCCTAGGGTATATCAATCGCGATACTCTTGACATTAAAGAAGGTGATATCGTGCACCGCCATCTTGTAGATGGGGATGTTGTTCTATTCAATCGGCAGCCATCGCTTCACAAAGCATCTATGATGTGTCACCGCGTAAAGGTCCTACCTTATTCAACGTTTCGTCTTAATGTTTCTGCAACCCGCCCGTATAATGCAGATTTTGATGGAGATGAGATGAACATGCACGTTCCGCAGAGTATTGCGAGTGCAACTGAACTAAAGGTAATTGCTACACTTCTTCGTCAGATTATTTCACCCAGAAACTCTGAGCCAATTATTCAGATGTTTCAGGACTCCCTAACAGGCGTCTTTCGTATTTCTCAGCCAAATGTCGCTGTTCCAGAGCACATTGCAATGAATATTCTGGCTCGCATGAAGCGTCCTTTGTCCTCGTTCAAGCGCATTGATCAGCCGATGTCTGGAGTAGATATCATTTCAACTGTATTTCCTCTTATGAACTTTGATGGAAAAGTGAAGATTCAAGATGGAAAACTTGTACGCGGGGTTCTCGATAAGTCTGCTTTTGGAAAGGCGTCAAAGGGAGTAATTCATGTAATTTATTCCGACTATGGACCTGAACGCTGTGGTGAACTCATTAATTCAGTACAAAATGTTGTAACAAAGTTTAATTTGTTCGCTGGCTTTTCCACCGGCCCATCCGACCTTATTGCAAACGAGAAGACTCAAAATGCTATCGACGAGTCTCTACAAGAAGGTAAGCGTCGTGTGTCAGAAGTTATTTCTGATATGCACGCCGGGCGCTTTATGAACAACTCTGGTCGTTCAGACGGCGAGGAGCTGGAAGTGCAGATCCTATCAGCACTAGGTAAGATCACTGGAGATATTGGCGATAGTGCTATTGGCAATCTACCATCTTCAAACCGAATGATTCAGATGTCAAATAAGGGAGCAAACTCGAAGGGTTCAGAGCTAAATATTACCCAGATGATTGCACTTCTTGGACAGCAGAATGTAGATGGTAAGCGCATTCAATATACGATGGATGACCGCACTCTTCCACATTTTGCAAAGTTTGATGACGGCCCAGAATCACGCGGCTTTGTTGAGAATTCCTTTATCAGTGGAATTCGTCCTGCAGAATTCTTCTTTCACGCAATGGGTGGACGCGAGGGACTGATTGATACAGCAGTAAAGACTTCAGACACTGGATACATTCAGCGGAAGCTAGTTAAGTTGATGGAGGATATTCATGTAGAGCAGGATTCTACTGTGCGTGACATCAATGGTGCAATTGTACAGTTTGTATACGGTGAGGACGGTATTGATGCGGTTTCAATTGAGAATCAGGACTGTGATCTTGGTGTGATGTCATTAGAGCAAGTCTACTCGAACTTTGCTGCTACACGCGATGACTTTAAGGCAGTTATGTCCGAAAGTGTATCTGAGAATCCACCTGATCTTGTTGATCAGATTATCTCTGATCGTGAAATGTTCGTAAAGTATGTTATTCGCAACTCAAACAAGACAGATGTTTCTGCACCCGTACATCTCGGGCGACTGATATATGGCCTTCGTAACAATTATTCAACTAAGACTGATCTCACGCCAGAGTATGTTGTAGAAGAACTAAACAAGCTTTGTTCAGAGCCATATATTGCTCCGAATCGGCTGTTTCATATACTAATTCGGTTCTATCTTGCACCTAAGAAATCGATGATTATTTATCGGTTTACGCGTGCAATCTTCGATGAACTACTCCGGGATATTCGCTTCAAGTATATCAAATCCCGCGTCCATCCTGGAGAAATGGTTGGCCCTCTTGCAGCCCAGTCAATTGGTGAGCCCACTACTCAGCTCACTCTTAATACGTTCCACTCTGCAGGAACAGTAAAGGCTAATGCGACACAGGGCGTTCCTCGTATTCAGGAGCTACTAAGCGTTTCGCACAATCCAAAGAATCCTTCGAATATGATCTATCTGATTCCATCCATGTCTACTTCGCAAGACAGTGCAATTTCAGCAATGAAGGAAATCCAGAAGACAACTCTTCGGGATATCACCAAGTCTGTTCGTATCTATTATGACCCCAATCCACTGAGCTCAGACACTCTTGTGCAGGAAGATCGTGAGATTCTTCTGACTTACGAGAAGTTCTCAGTTGCACAGGGGCAGACGTGTATCTCTCCCTGGATTATGCGTCTAGAACTAGATGGTATGGAGATGCTGTCACGCCACCTTACAGATATGACAGTTGTTACAAGTAAGATTCGTAATAATAAGGTTCTTCGTGTATTTGATTGTGTTCATACTGATATCAATTCAGATAAGCTTGTTCTTCGAATTACATTTGGCAATGAAACTGCTAAGAATGCACTTTCTCTTCGGTTTATTGAAGACAAGCTTCTCGATACTACGCTGACTGGAGTAGATGGTATTGGGCGTGTGGTTCCTCGGGAAGTAAAAGATGAGTTAGTATTTGATGAACGGACTGCCGCGTACACTCCCATTAAGCAGTACGTTCTGGATTCAGAAGGAACCAATCTATTCGATCTATTTACCAATCCCAATGTAGACGCAACACGGACATTCTCGGACGACATTCATGAAGTTCTAGATGTATTTGGAATTGAAACAGCTCGCATGGTTATGTACGATGAACTAATGAAGGTTTTCGGTGCTGGATCAATTAATTATCGCCATCCATGCCTTCTTGTAGATGCAATGACGTATCACGGACACTTTGTTGCAATTGATCGTTTTGGAATGAATAAGCTCGAGAACGGCGTTCTTGCGAAGTCTTCGTTTGAACAGACCTCGAAGATTCTCTTTGACGCTGCAGTAAGCGGGGAGTTTGATACAATGCGTGGTGTCTCAGCGAACATTATGTTCGGTCAGAAACCACCATGTGGAACTGGTTTTGTAGATATTCTAATTGATGAAACCCGTCTTCCTGAAGGGGTGGAAGAGGGCGACTCGATGTTCGAATCAGATCTTGCACATGCGAATTCTCTAGTCACGCAAGAAGAGAAGAAGGACGATGCAGAAGGATATTGTAGAATGGGAGACATCGATATGTCTTGGTAAATTACTTTAGAAAAAACACAAGTGCAAGTGTTTCAAACATTATTCTAAACAATGGTCTGAACCAAATAATTGCAAGAAGAACGTTTCCGTCTCCATAACGGTCATAAAGGAACAGAGACACTGCCCACATAAGACCTAACACCGTGACATAAACACCTGCTATTTCACCAGATAATAGGTAGTTGTTGTTATCTAATTTGTTAGATGTAAGGTATATTATTACACCAGAACCAATTATGCAAAAAATAACAATAGCTAAAAATGTTTTGCTAAGCATTCTTACTTTAACACATGGAGTTTTTAATTATAAAATGGAGTATGATTCGGTTATCTTAAATGTAATTTCTGCTTTTAAACGACGGGCAGAAATTGGACAGATTAAATATGGAAAAACCTTAGACCGCAATGATCTGACGTTTTTACAGTGGATTCAACATGCTCAGGAAGAGCTAATGGATGGTATTCTTTATCTTGAAAAAATTAAGCAAATTTCTGGTGTTACTGAAGATAAGCTTTTTAGTTTGAATATGCAAGACCGCCCATCCCCGACATAATGCGAAGAACGTTGTAGTTTACAGCGTATACGCGAACATCGTACGTCTGATCTGTATCTTGGTTAATGTATGCCGATCCACTTAGTGTCATCACAATTGTGGCGGTGTCGATACGAGAGAAGTTGCATGTTCCAGATGGCTGGTGTTCCTCGGGGCGGAGAGCAAAAGAGTACGAGAAGATGCCCGACTGCGATGAATACCCAGAACTGTTTGCCACACCGTTTATTCCGGTGTGGTGCTGGTATGACTGAACAGAACCAAAATAATCTCCATATCTCTTATCTAGACGATCCTGACCATTGATCTGGAGAAACTGTTCGTAAACTGGGCAGCCAGAGTCTACATTACTCACATTCACTCCGTTATAGGTGAATGGCGTTAGTATTGTTCTATTGAAAGCAGCGGCCGTATTGCAATTTGTATATAATGTCGGCTGAACAACCCATACGAGCTCCTTCACTGGGTGATTAAATGTTAAATCAATACGATTTGCAGCTGAGGATACACCCTTATCCTCGTTAAACTGGCACTGCTCGATTAGGTATTCGTGGCTCGCCTGTGCCATGCGACGACGCTCTTCCGTATCGAGATAAATGTAGTCAATGTAAAGTGCAGCGCGATCAGCCTGGGGGAGTCTGCTTAGACCAGCCGTTCTGAAGTCTCCAGAGATGCGTTTAGGATCGTTCCACTGTACATTGATCTTGACTTCGTGGTACTGAAGTGAGATAAGAGGAAGCGCGGCACCGGGGTTGCGGGTGAAGAAGAAATACAGTGGGATATAAAGTGTGTTGGGGATTGACTGACGTCCCTGAGACGCTGTCGTGCATCCCGCAGATGTTGAAAACGCACTAGCTCCGCCCGCAAGTCCACCTCCTACCATTTTGTTGAGATTTAGCGACTTCTCATATGAAGAAGTCATGCTCTCCCAAAGAAAAAGGAATTCGCCGTATAGACGATCAATTACTTGGCCTCCGATATCGAGCTCGACATAATCTATAAGATTGTAGCCAAGGCGCCCTTGTGCATTGTTCCATGAAAACGCTTGGCCATTCGTTCCGTTTGTTGGAAGCTGCACTTCCACATACGTGGAAAAAAGAAGATCAGCGTGACGCCCAATTATCGCGGTCTGCTTTGTGCCCCACGAAGGCTGTCCGTTGAAATTTATACGAAAAGGTTCCATCGCAAAATTAGTGTGGCGCTTAAATAGACCTTTCCAGAATGTGATCTGGGGATTCCCAGAAATATACGCATCCTGTGCTCCATATGCAACAAGTTGTAATAAGCCTCCACCCATTTCTCTTTATATGTTAGTTATACTGAAATTTTTAATGTCTGCGGCGGCGAACTGTCTTGCTTCCCCGTTTGCGACGACGCCCGCCCTCTTCTTCTGGCGCAGGCACGGGAAGAGCACCTTCCTCCTCGTCAGCACCACCCTTCTTGGCGTGGTGCCACGACTTCTTCGCCTCCTTAATTACCTGCTTAAGCCCAAGCCCCTTCTTGTA